GACATAATTGATGGTGTCGTTGATATAATGGAGGAAGTGGGCTGGACCCATGTTTTCCGAATTATCACATATGGGGCCCCGTCTCCATCAAACCCAGGGGCGGCGCCCACTGAAATCATAGACGACACGGATATTGAGGCTTTCGTTTTTGATTTTATCCAGGATTACATGCCAAAGGCAAATGTCTTGGATGGTGAGTCTTTAGCGATATTGTCAATTGAACCTTTAACCGATGCACAGGTTGAAGCAATTAAACCGGGCGCCTATTTAAGGGAAGACACAAAACAATATGCAATAGTGCAATCTGATATTATTAAAGTGGCCGGCGTAGCTGCAACAGCGATAGTGCAATTAAAGGGATAGCATGGCAAAAAATGAACAATTAAATAACCTCATGGTAGACATTAGCAAGCGATCTGACGAGGGCGCCAAGAGGCTCTTGTTAGATATACATGGTCGATTACTGGAGTCTACGCCAGTCCTAACCGGTTGGGCCGTTAACAACTGGATACCGTCTGTCAGGGTGCCCTTTGTAATGACTGACGGCAGTCCTGAAAACGTATCGGATTCCGAGCAGTCAAAAGGCGTGGCCAGCGTGGTTTGGTGGAAGTTTTTTCAGGGGCCGGCTTATATTACAAACAACGTGCCTTACATCATCAGGTTAAATGAAGGATCATCGAAACAAGCTCCCAAAGGCTTTGTTGATAGAGCTGTAAAAGAGGCGGTAGACAAAGCAAATAAGGCAGACTTATGACAGCAACAGAAGTTAGAAATACAATAATGGCAAGGTACTTGGATGCATTCAGTGGTCAATTTACAATCGCGCTGGATAATCAGATATCTGAGACTGCGGATAAATGGGTAAGATTGGCGGTTAATTTTGAAACCGGCGCCCAGGATTCTTTAGGGACTGCTGGTAATAGAAAGTTTTTGCGGGGCGGTACAATTTTTGTTCAAGTATTCACACCGATTAATAAAGGCACCGATGATAATGACGACTTAGCTGTGGCTTCAACGAATTTATATGACGGTGTTAGAATAGATGATCTTTGGATGTTCAACGGGAGAATAAGGACGGTAGGAGCAGACGGAGAGTTTTATCAGCAGAATGCTGTTATAGATTTTCAATATGAAGATGTAAGGTGAATTAAGGAGGTTAAAATGCCAAGAACACTTACTAATAACTTTTCGCTTAAATATGCGATAGAAACAACCTTTGACACAGTACCGACAACAGGGTGGAAGCTACTGGAGCCCAATGCAATTACGACTTTTGGCGCTAACATCACAACGGTGGAGCGTTCACCCATAAGCACTTACAGACAACGAAGAAAAGGAGCGATAACCGATCTTGACAGCGCTGTAGAATTTGACGCTGATATGACGATTGAACACTTTGACGACTTTGTCGAGGGTTTTTGTTTTTCAACTTTCACGGATATTGTGGCTGTAAGACCTACAAGTGTAGTGGCAGGCACCAGTACCTATAATATACCAGACATAGGGACAGCTTTAGACGTAGGAACTTTAATCTATGTAAGGGGCTTTGTTAATTCAGCAAACAACGGGCTGAAAGAGGTATCTGGCGGGACCACCACAACTGTGGTTGTAACGGATCTTACTCTAATAGATGAGACAGCGCCGGACAATGCATTTCTTGAAGTTACTGGTTTCAGATTTGCCGCTGGCGATTTGGATGTTAATTCTGATTTTAACTTGGAAGCCACAACAAAAAACTTTTTAGAACTCGGTCTTACTGTCGGACAATCTATCTGGGTAGGCGGAGACGCAGCCATAAACAGGTTCCTTGCGAGTGAAAATAGCGGTTTTTGTCGTGTAATAGCTATCGATACGGGCTTACTTACAATAGATAAAAAATCACAAGCATTCTCCGAAGAAACGGGCGGTTCACAAGAAGTTGACCTATACTTTGGTCGCTTCGTTCGCAACGTCCCTGTAGACGATGCCGAGTTCTTGGAACGTTCATTCACTTTTGAGGGAGCCTATAAGGATCTTGAAACAGGACCAGTTTTGGGGTACGAGTACGCTAAAGGTAATTTTTGCAACACGTTAAGTTGGGATTTGCCTTTGACTGACAAAGCTACTTTTACGGCTTCTTTTATCGGTACTGACACTGACCCGATCACAACCACCCAGGCAACCGGTTCTGACGACGCCTTGTTACCGTTACAAACATCCCCTTTTAATACTTCAACTGATATTGCAAGGTTGAGAGTCCAGGAAGTAGACGAAACTGGCTTGACTACAGATTTCAAATCCCTTACACTGACCATCAACAATAATGTCACGCCAGAAAAAGTATTGGCTTATCTCGGCTCCAAATATATCAACTCTGGCAACTTTGAAATTGACATGGAGGCACAACTCGTTTTTACCAATAGTGAAGTAGTCTCATCTATCAGAAACAATACAACGGTCACAATGGATTTTGCTGTAAGGAATGATAATGGAGTTATCTTAGTTGATATTCCGAGTTTGACCTTAGGCGCTGGTGATAGAGAGTTTCCAGTTAACGAATCCATTCTTATTAATATCACCGGGCAATCTTTCGGAGACCCAATTTTAAACACTTCCATAGGCGTTTCCAAATTTCCATATGCGCCGGATTTCTAAAAAAACAATTTACGGGAGAGTAAAACATGGATTTTAGTCATTTAAAAAAATTTGACATCAAAGGCAACACTGCTGAATTCGTTTTAGACGACATTGAAGTTGAGCCGGCCCCAATTTTGATATTAAAACCCGCTACACAGAGCAATAGAAAGTATTTCAACGCCTTGTTAAAAGGTTCAGGAACCAGACTTTCCAGAATCAAAAGGGCGAAAATAGATGAAAAAGTCTATGAAGACAATTTAAAAGAAGACAAAAAGCTTTATCCCGAGCATGTAATTGTTGGATGGAAAAATGTTACCGATACATCCGGTAAAGAGGTCTCTTTTAACAAACAAAATTGCATTTCTTTTGTGGAACAGTTGCCCGATTGGATCTTTGAAAAAGTCCGTAATTTCGCCGCGACAAATGAAAATTTTGTCGAAGAGCAAATGGATGCCGAAGAAGTATCAAAAAACTAATTGACCGCCTCAACTGGGAATTGGACTACAATGAAAAAGAGTTCTCAGTTTTGGCGGCGATAGCTAAAAACAGGCCGTTACCGGAATGGTTTTTAAACGAGCCGCTAAGTTTTCGAGGGGATGATTTTTTCATAACGGCTTTTTTTCACTTGGATACTTGCAGACAGATGACTGAAAGCGGCCCCGGCCCTATCCCCTGGACGGCAACTGTTGATTATGCAGACCGGAGGGGGCTTGAACCGGATCTAAGCCTGGCTTTTGAATTCATCATTGCTGAAATGGATAAAGCTTACAGAAAATGGTTTAATAAGAAACAAAAGGCTTTAACACCCAAAGCCAAAAAACCCATTACAAAACGGGGGCGCAGATAATGCCCGACTATAATATTCAAGTTAAGCTGGACCCGCGCAACGCAGTGACAAATGCCCGAGTCGTTGAAAGATCAATCAACAGAATTGACAACGCGGCAAACAAGCTTAGAAATACTTTAACGGAGGCCTTGAAACTTGCAGGCATCGGTTTTGCTTTAAATGAACTGGCTCAATTGGCCGATGCCTACACAAATATACAAAACCGCATCAAGATTGTTACAGACAGTCAAGAAGAGCTTGTTCAAGTTACAGAGGATCTTTTTGATATCGCCCAAAGAACCAGGGGGTCTTTTGAAAGTTCCGTGCAGTTGTATGCAAAGCTTGAGACCTCCACACAATCTTTAGGCATATCGCAAGAAGAGCTTTTGCGTGTGACGGAGTCGGTTAATCAGGCTGTTGCTCTTTCCGGATCAACAGCTGCAGCTTCTGAAGCCGGCCTGATTCAATTTGCGCAAGGCCTTTCCCTCGGTCGTTTCCAGGCTGAAGAACTGAATTCGGTATTGGAACAAATTCCAGTAGTGGCCGATGTAATCGCTAAAGAATTAGGAGTGGCCCGAGGCGAACTAAAAAATTTAACACAAGAAGGCGTGATAACGGCAGAAACGGTCTTAAGAGCCTTTCAGAACTCAAGAGAAGAACTTGAAGAACAATTTAGCCGGACTATACCTACCCTGTCACAAGCCTTTGCAGTATTAAGAAATTCCTTTATCAAATTAGTAGGTGACTTTGAAGACTCAGCCGGTATTACTCAAACACTGGCCCGGTCAATTATTGCCCTGGCCGAGAATATAGAAACCCTTACAAAAGTTATATTAGCAAGCCTGGCGGCATGGGCCTCATATAAAGCGGCGGTAGTTGCCGTGCCTTTTCTTGCTGCAGTATCATCGTCTTTGCAATATTCTCGGGCGGTCGCATCCGGAAGGGCTGTTGTATTAGGTTCTGCGCAGGCTGAAGCGCAAAAGGCGGCGGCTATCCGGGACGGTATAGCGGAACAATTAGCGGCCACTCAAGCCACTCTGTCCCGAACCCGGGCGGAGGCGTCCAGAAGTGTTGTATTAAGAGATACAATAGAACTTGAAAGGCAACGTGCTATACTACTATCCAGGGTAAGCACTTTAGAACGCCAAGCAGCGGCGCAGCAAACAGCTTTAACCGGCGCTATACAGACAGTGCGAACGGCCACAGGCGCCGAACTTGAAAGGGCTCAGGCCATAATTCGAACTACAACGGTGCAGACCGCCCAAACCAAAGCCACGCTTGCAAGAACAAAAGGAGAACTTGCAGGTCTAAAAACCACAGATAACGCAAGAAACGCGGAGTTTGCCCGAATCGCGGTGTTGAAGCAAATTGAAAGCCTTGAGGGAGACGTTGCAAATCAAACCAAGAATTTAACACGGGCTACCAATGCCCAGGCTGCGGCTAATGTCAGGGCTTCAAGGACTTTTAGCCGGTTGAGTGATATTTTTCCAGAACTCACTTCAGCCGTTAATACTCTGACTGCGGCTATAGCCCGAAACCCCATAGGCGCTATTGCCGTTGCATTAACTGCGGCTATAGGCCTGTTGGTGTTGTTTCGCAATGACATTCAACTGGCCACTGACGGCCTTGCAACTTTGGGGGACGCTGGAACCGTTGTATGGGGGCGCATAAAAACTGCAATCGAAGCTGTCATCATAATCTTAGAAGAACGTTTCCGGCCTATATCTGAACTTGCCGAAAGGGTCTTCGGTGACATCGAGTTCAGTATTGCAGGTCTCGTTTTATTCGTTGCCCGTGAAATCGATAAGTTCGTTAATTTTTGGGCTATAGGCTTTAAAGTCGTGGGTGCAGTAGTCGAGGGTTTTCCTGATTTTTTCGAAAAGGCTACAGCCATAGCGTTCAACGCGGCCATAGACAAAGCCGAAGAAGGCATAAACTCCCTGGTCGGTCTATTCAATCAGCTTTTTGATCGTGTCGGTGCAAGCGCCCAATTGGCGCAAGTTACTTTTAAACGTATTGAAACCACTGCTGGTGACGCCTCTTTTAAAATCGGAGAATTAATCGGTCAAGCCATACGTGAAGGTGTTGTTTTTTCTGGCGTAGAACGCTTTGTCGCAGGCATATTTGATGAGGCTGAAGAAATAGCACAGGAGAGACAAAGAAGGGCCGCAGCCGCAGAAGCGGAACGCCAGAGGCAGGAGGCCGAGCGCCAACGCGCCGCCTTAGCTCGACAAAGAGCGCAGGAAGCAGAAACCTTTTTTGCACTCATAGATGGTTTAATGCAAGAAGCCGCTCTATTAAAAGAAGTAAGCTCAGAGCGCCAAATTTTACAAGGCATAATTGACGCAGAGAATGAGCTTAAGCGTGAATTAACAGGAACCGAAGAGGAGTTGCTTGAAGCGCTGTTAAGAGAAAACCAGGCGCTTGAACTACAGGCTTCCTTGTACGAACAGATAAAGGCTCCTATACTTGAATATCAGAATACTTTAGCGGCCTTAAATGCGCTTGCCGATCAAGGCAGAATCACTCAAGAAGAGTATAATGCAGCATTAAGAGAAACGGCTCTTGCAGTCTCACTTCAAGGCATTAGAGCGGATATAGGGGGAGAAGCTTCACCGACAGCGCAACTTGCCACGCAACTTGCAGAAAGACAGCTTATATTAGACCAGGCTCTTGAAGCAAGACTGCTGTCTGAACAAGAGTTCTTAACCTTATCACTACAGATAAATGAAGACTACAATCAACGGATAGCTGAGATTGAGCAACAAAGGTTTAGAACGCAACTACAGGCAGGTCAAAATGCATTCAGCGCCTTGGCTAATACAACAAAAGGGTTTGCAGGCGAACAATCAGGGGTTTATAGAGGATTGTTTGCAGCAAGCAAGGCTTTTGCTGTAGCTGATACAACAATTGCTATTATTCAGGGCATTGCAAACGCTGCCAAGCTCGGCTGGCCTGCAAACATCGGCGCTATAGCAGCCACTATTGCACAAACTGCGGGGCTTATCTCTCAAATCCAGGGGGTCAACGCCACTGGTTTTCAAGACGGAGGTACTTTTAGAGTAGGCGGCGCAGGCGGCGCTGACAGCCAACTGGTGCAGTTCAGGGCTTCCCCGAATGAGTCAGTATCAATTCGAACACCGGGACAAGAAAGAGCAGACTTAAGGGCCATGGCGGAGGGACAGCAGCAACCAGAGTTTAATCTGACCAACGTTAATGTAGTAGATAATAATTTGCTTGAGGACTTCTTGGTAAGCCCACAAGGAGATAGAATTTTAGTGAATGCAATAAGAAGAAACAGAACACAAACTAATGGTGTTTTAGGCAGGAGATGATTATGCCATTTGTAGCAGCGCAAACAGCAACAGACCATGATGATTTATTAGACAAGTTGATTACATTCTTGACTACAACTATAACTCCGACCAATGAAAGATGGGTCGTTTTAAAAGATGTTATCAATCCCGATACAGAAATTTATACGAATCAGATAGGCACAACAAGAGAAGTCTATCTAAGAGGACCGGGGTTGTCAGCGACCGAAACGGCAATTACAGGCGTAACAGATAACGGTGGATTAGCAAGGTTTGCTTTTACCGGGCCAACTGTAGAGTTGGATCAAGAAGTAGTAATAAAAGATTTTGTAGTAAATACCGATTATAACGGAGTATATTCAATAACGGCTACAGACGGAACTTCTTATTTTGAAGTATCATCAATTGATTTTGGTTCAGACGAGACAGGAGCATTCTATACAAATGCCGATTCCATAAATATCCAGATCAGACGGCACTCTATATCTGCCGTTGCAGGCACGGCGGCAAATTGGGAGTTGCAGGCTTCGACAAGTTTTCTCGATGTAAATGACTTTAGAGAGCAACCGGGATCACCTTATTCAGTAGATACAGATAATACATGCTTTGCGAGTCTATCAAACGAATCGTTTACATATTGGTTTGTCGGAAATGGTAGATACTTTTGGGTAGCAACTTCCATTTCTACTGTCACAACTCTTTTTGGAGGCGGTTTCTATTTACCCTATGCTCTAACGTCAGAGTTTCCATTTCCTTTGTTTTTAGCAGGCAACGCAAGGCCTGAAGGAATAAGATGGAATATTGGAACAGCAGTGAACTACAATTTTTTTGGCCAAGATACCACTGACCTCGATCCCCACGGACCAACTCCGGCAATGTTTGTTAGACATGTAGACGGTTTCTGGCTGGTAACCTATTGTGATACAGGGCCTTCTCTTGGAGACACAACGGCTTCCTTATGGCCTTGTGACTTTCTCGACGCTAGAGATATCATAGATAATCAAGATAATTCTTATACACTTTTACCGTATATTCCGTTTAGCGGATACAGTGGTGGTAATGTTTATGGTGAACTGGATGGTGTTTACTGGACAACATTCTTTAACATAGCAGCATTAGACACTATACAAATCAATTCCACGGATTATTTAGTACTTCAAAATGTATGGGACACCACGTCAAATATTGATTTTTGTGCCTTAAGATTGGAATAGAAAATGGCTTTTTCAGAAGATATAGCAGTAACAGATATGCAAAGCGTTATAGACAATATAGTTTCCTTTGCTACAACAAACGCAGGGTTTACTTTACATAATACAATTGCAAACGCAATTATAGTTGGTACAGACTCAGACGCTTATACAGACCTGTCTATTTTATCAAAAGTAAATCAGGATATTACTTCCGAGTATGCAATCAGCAGCGTTACGGATAATGGTGTTATAGCGCGGTTTAATTTCACAGGGCCAACTCTTGAAGTAGACGACTTTGTGATTGTAGAAGACTTTGTTGTTAATACCGCCTATAACGGAGAATTCTATGTAACAGCAACAGACGGGACGACCTATTTTGAAACGGGTGTATCTTTTGGCTCCAATGAAACGGGGAACTTCCTAGATGGAGCCTACAAAATGTATTATTATCTATATGCCGATACTGTATCAACTGAACCGGATGATGTTCCAGCTGGTGATATAGGGTCTTTAAATTGTAGGATGATGATAACGGAACCTACTTCCATCAATTTTAATGACAATACTATAAACGGACAAAGGTATAAAACAAGAACTTCAACATGGGGCAATCTAGATGGCGGCTTCAATGGCTTGAATTTGTATACAGACGGCAATGCCGTTCATGTTGTTTTAGAAGTATATGATAATGTTTTTGCTCAATTATCATTTGGAAAAGTGGATAAGTTAGGGTCTTGGATAGGCGGAGAGTATGTAACAGCAAATAATATAAGGGACTATGACGTGGATAATGGTTTCTATTTTTTTGACCCAGAAAACAGTATAGCTATTTTTTCATACGGTGCTGCGGAAGAAGTTAGTTTATCTATATCATCCAGTTATTTATACAGGCCTTCTACACCGCCAACAAAAGACTTTTATGATTGGGCTTTGTCAGTTGATGAATTCAGCGGGACAGGTGTATCCGAAGATCAAATTGTGTTCTTCTCCGGTTATAGATTTGCCACAGCTAGTCTAAGTTTTAATTTACAACGTTTTTCACCCAATACGTTTAATCAAAGAGCAATGCTGATACCTATGTATGTTCTTTCAACCGATGAATTTATAAATCCCGGTCAAACAAACTTTGCCGGCTTCATTCCATCCGTAAAATATCTTGATATTGAACTTTTAAACCCCAAAGATATAGTGGATGTTAATTGGCGCGTGTATCCTTATTGTTCTAAAGAAGGTGACCCTTTTACAGCGCCGATTACCGCTAACCATGGCCTTGCGTATAGAAGAGTGTAACATGGCTACTTTTACAGGATATAGATTAACAGACATAAACACGGCTATAAGCCCCAATAGGGCTCCATTTCTCGAATTTATTGATGATGATATACGCCCTGGTGTGATGGACCCGGATACTATCCCTATCTCTCCTGGTGATAGATCAATAGGAAGTGTTCCGTTTATCAATAAAACAGTTACGGGACACTATGAAGGGGCATACGTAGAAGACTTCTACAATAGAATATTGATTGAGCCTGTTTTCATAAACTTCGGTTCTGTTCTAAGCACTCAGCAACAAGAGATCACTGTATTCAATGGGTATCTATCAAGCAGAACTATCGAGGACATAACGTTAAACGACTTCGACATAAATATTATTTTCCAAGGTGATACAACACCGGATACTTATTTACCACTTGAAGAGCGTATCCATACGATTACGATTACTCCCGATGGCCCTCCAGCAATTGATGCAAGCATTGATTATGATTGGGAAGGCACTTCAGACGACATTACCGTTGATTTCGTTGGTTCACGAATCATATTGATACCCGCTGTTTTTAGACCGAATATGCGCGAAAGACTTCTCTGGTTGAATAATGTTATGGTTTCAAGAGACGGTACAGAGCAAAGGGTAAGACACAGAGAAGCGCCCAGGCAACAGTTTATTTTCCAGGCATACTTCAACCGCAATGACCGTAATTTTATTGAAAATCTTGCTTACGGCAGGCGTGGAGGACAATTCGGTATCCCTGTATGGCCCGAAAGCAGGGAGGGCAGCAGTATTACAGCAGGCGATACCGTAATAAACGTTGACACCCAATACGGTGATTTTAGAGTGGACGGGATTGCCTTGGCATGGGAGAGCACAAGAAAATTTCACGCTTTTCAAATCGATGAATTAACGGATACCACAATAACCCCATTCGGAGAGATACCTGAAGATTTAGATAGCCCTTTGATTATACCTGTTAGAACTGTACGTTTTTTAAGTGACCCTGTAAGGAGCACCACTGGCTATGACGCTGTTTTTTCAGCGTCTGTTGAGGTATTGGACAATATAAAATTAGAGACTACAGCTTCACCGGTACAAGTCAACGGCGAAGATTTTTATGATGAAGAACCTCTAATGGTCAATATGGACGGCGTTCCGGATCGATACAACACCAGAGTTGACCTCATTGATTACGATACCGGCGTTTTGACCCAGATAACGCCATGGACATACAATAGGGTAGACCGTCAATTTCAGCTTGTTTTAGAAGGCCTGGAAGATATCTGGAACTTCAGGCTGTGGTTGCATCGTCGGGCCGGCAGGCTGGTGCCTTTTTATATGCCGACTTTCGAAAACAACTTTTTTATCCTGGATAGGGGCATATTAACAGATGTGTTGGAGTGCCAGAATGATGAATATACGAGCCAGTCAAGCACACGCGATAGATTAGCCGTTCGAAAAACAGACGGCACATGGGTATTCAGAGAAGTCCTTTCTTCTTTTGTTAATGTTTCAGGAAACGATGTAATCACGTTGGATTCCGCACTGGACTTTGATTACAATGAACTTGACTTCGTTTCATATCTGGGGCTTAAACGGCTGTCATCCGATACCTTTCAAATTACCTGGTTGTCTAATAATGTGGCAAGAGTAAGTGTACCAGTAACGGAGATTTCATCATGACTTATGCAGAGCGCGAAGAGTCGGTCTATGAAGGTAACCCCATCGAGTTGTATCAATTCACAAGAGATGATGGCACTATATGGCGCTACACTTCGTCTGATTCTGACAAGATTTATTTGGGGAATATCTATACTGCAATTCCCGTACAAAGAAACGCTATAGAAATCAGTCAGGATATCTTTAGAGCAACTTTAGAAATTGAAATGCCTTCTACTATAGACTTTATACAGCAATTTGTGACGGAGCCTCTCTTTCTTCGTATAGCCGTTGTAGTGTTCAGGTATCACTTGGACAATGACGAGGTTGTGTTACTGTGGACAGGCCGTGTTATTAACGTAGAACAAAAAGGAGAAAGCACTGGTAAGATATTATGCGAGTCAGCTTATTCAAGTCTGAAAAGACCAAGTCTTAGAAGACTATACGGGGCCAGTTGTCCACATGTCTTATATAAGACAATATGCAAGGTGGATGAAAGTCTATATGAGGAAAATGCTACAATAACAAATATTGACGGACTTGATATTACTTCTCCCACCTATGGAGGTTTTGCAGACGGCTACTTCTTAGGTGGCTATGTGGAGTTAACAAAGGATGGTGAATTTACAAAAAGATTTATAACAAATCATGTTGGTTCTGTTATTACTGTTAACTTACCTCTATATAGTGCCGAGTTGGGAGACATACTGGTATCCTATCCTGGTTGTGATCATACGCTTGATACTTGTTTTAATAAATTTAATAACGTTTTGAATTATGGAGGCCAGCCCTGGATACCTGATAGAAATCCGATGGGCGGGGTTTCAATTTTTTAGAAGGAGTTTATATGTGGGTTGCCATTGTAATTTCTGCTATTTCTTTATATGTTGCGTATACTCAGACACCAAGAGCGCCAGAGGCTCAGCCTCCTATTTTAGATATCAGCAATACACCAACAGCCGAAGAAGGGATACCTATCCCTGTAGTCTTCGGGACTCGTGTTTTAAAAAACTCTAACGTCGTATGGTACGGGGACTTGAAGTATGAGAAAGTAGAATCAGAGGGGGGTAAGTAGTGCTCATCAGATTACACCATGCAAGAGAATTGAAGTATTGTAGTAGAGGTATCCGTTATTGGTGTAAGCAAAAAGGCATAGACTACATTAAGTTCATTAAAGAGGGGATCGAAGAAGAAGTATTACTTGCTTTCAATGATTCCATGGCTAAAAGAGTAGTAGAACACGCTAAAAAAGTAGAGAGTGAATAATGGGCGGAGGTGGAAGTCAAAAACAGACTATAGGATATAAGTACTATCTTGGTATGCATATGGTACTTTGCCACGGACCAGTAAATTCCATCAATGAAATTCTTGTCGGTGAACGAAGGGCTTGGACAGGACCTATAGAGTATGACGGGGTCCAGTCAGAAGAACAGATATTTGTAAACAATCCTGAACTATTTGGCGGCGATAAAAAAGAGGGGGGAGTTAAGGGCGCTGTAGATATTCTATTCGGCGCTGAAGACCAAGGACTTAATGCCTATCTCAGTGATAAACTGGGAGCCATCGTGCCAGCTTTTCGGGGAGTTGTTTCTGTAGTATTAAACCAATGTTATGTCTCAGCAGGGAGCCCCTACCCGAAGCCGTGGTGGTTCAGAATAACCAGAATACCGGGAAGTTCTGTCTTAGACGCATGGTATCCCACAAAAGCGGAGCCTACTACAGGGTCAGCAAATGCCGCTCATATGATAAGAGAAGCATTGATTAATGCAGATTGGGGTTTAGGATATCCTGTTTTTGCATTAAATGACACCAGTTTTAGAGAGGTGGCTGATACTTTGGCGGATGAAGAGTTCGGTCTGTCTTACATTTTAGGTAGTGAGGGCTCGACTGAAGAGTTCATCCAAGAAGTACTGAAAACAGTAAACGGAGTAATGTATACTGACAAGGGAACAGGAGAATTTATACTAAAATTAACTCGTGATGATTATACCGTTGAAGAACTTCTGGCATTTGATGACAGTAATATAATTGAGTATAGATCTTTTCAAAGACCGCAACCTGCGGAAATGATCAATGAAGTCAAAATAATCTATCAAAGAAAAGAGGATGTAAATGAAACAACTTTGCCTTTTCAAGATTTGGCTTCAGTTATTTCTCAAGGGGCCGTAATATCTCAAACTTTGCGTTTCCCGGGTATCGATGACGATAACATAGCCGCGCTGGTCGGCATGCGTGAACTAAAGCAATACTCAACGCCGCTTGTCCAGGTAGTATTTATTGCTAATCGTCAGGCGTGGGACTTAAATCCGGGCGATGCTTTCGTGTTTACTTGGTTAGAAAGAGGCCTCAGTCAATTAGTAATGAGGGCTGTAAAGATCGACTACGGGGATCTACAAGACGGACGTATAATTGTTACGGCTATTGAAGACATTTTCGGTTTGCCTGAAGCTACTTATATTCAGCCCCAAGCGTCACTCTGGGAAAACCCGGTCATTGAACCAACGTCGTTTCCTGATACCGATGTTACAAAAATTGAAGTACCTTACTATCTATTAGCCACGAATTTCTCGCCGGCGGATCTTAATGCCGTCATCGAAGACTCAAGTTATTTAATTGCTTTTGCGGATTTCCCTGCTTTTGCAAGCCCTTCTTTTCAACTGTGGACGGCCATTGGAGGTTCACCTCCCCTGACTTCTTATACGTTTAAAATCACGGGTACTTACTGCTATAAACTAACTTTGAATCAGGATATAACTGAAACGGATAACGCTGTTGATATCGATATAACAAGCTTTCCAGCCGGATTTTTAACGGACGTTGCGATAGGGTCAATTTGTCTTATAGGTGATGAAGGAGATCTTGATACTGCTGAGCTTGCAGTACTTACCGATACTGATGAAGTTGGTACGACCATCCAGCTTAACCGCGGGGCCCTGGATACATTGCCCAAAGCCCATGGCAACGGTACGGCCATATGGTTTTTCGAAAACAATTGGGCTTTTGATGCCACAGAATACGCGGAGGGCGATACCGTTACATTCAGGCCGCTACCGCA